TACCGCTTTTGATTTGCTCATTAATTGTGTTAACTGCCTTGCTGATTTCGTGCATGGGATAGACGCGGTCATTTGCATTGCGCTTGTTGCCTTCAATACAAATGCCTTTCAAATAGAGGTGCTTACCCTGGCCATCAGGACCAGATTCTTCTAGAACCTGGATATTGGCCTGATTAAAGGTAAGTTGTTCTCTTAGCGTTTTCATGTATTAACCGCGTGCCACTGGGCTCTTTGTGTTAACACCTGTTGCTTGTGCCAAATGTGGCTTGGTAGCAGGCTTGGGTTGTTGGCCTTTGGACTGAGCAGGTGTGTTACCCACCTGGCCGATCAAGTCTTTAGTCTGGTTGCTGTATGCGCCGGCTGCATCATGCTTGCCGCCGCCTTCGCCACCTGTGTGTACTGGCTTGACTGTGTTGCCAATTGGGCCTTTAGCACCCGAATTTGCACTCACTGTGGAACGCTTGTTGACGCCGCCTTCTTCAGAAGTAACGGGCTTAGGAGCGGCTTTCAATGTCACTGCTTCCATCATGCCTTCCATTTCTTCTGTGTCGTCCATTTCAATTGCGTCACCGCCTTCATCAGGACCAAAACCGTCGCCGTTGCCGCCCATGCTGTCGCCCATCAAGTCTTCAAATTCGGCCATCAACTGGTCCAATTTGTCTTCTAAATTCATGATGTCGTCTTTGGTGGCTGGCTCGTTGTCACTGTCATGATCACTTGGACCACCCATGTTGTCAGCGTCGGGTTCCATGTGATCTTCATCCATGTCTTCCTCTGCGCTTTCCATGCTCATGTCTTGCGATTCGTCGGCTTCGATGTTGTCGATCAAGTCGTCACTAGCGTCGCCGCCCATGGCGCCTTCGTCTAGATCTTCCTCTTCTTCGTCATCCATCTCTTCTTCTTCGGACTCGTCAAGTTCTTCCTCAGCAGACTCATCAAGGTCTTCTTCGGCTTCTTCTTGCATCAAGTTTTCGTAAATCTCACGACTTTTGGCCACAACGATGTCATGGAAAAGTTCGCGAGCTTTTGCGTCTTCATCATTGATCACGTATTCGATCAATTGTTCAAATCTATTCATAAGGAAACTCCTATAGGTTAAAGTGTAATGCTATTTACACACTAGGAGAAAAAGACGCGGTTTATGGGGTCGAAATGACGATAAATTACATCGCCGGTGCTTCAGGAGCAGGCGCATACTGCTGACGCACCAATTTGAGTTTTTCTTTGTATTCAACTGTGCGCACATCATTCATCTTGCGCAGTTTGTTCAACTGACGCAGAGTTAGATGCGTTTTACGCATGTCGCCCAGTTGTGTTTGGCTGTTGTCTTGTGCTAGATCCTGATAGGCTTGGGGATCTTTGTGCCAAAATTCATGTAGTATCATAGGAATATTTATGCTGCCGGAGCGCCTGCGCCGCCCACGCCTCCAGGTACCACAGGACCTGCAGGTGCTGAACCCACTTCAGGTGTACCCACTCCTGCTGGTTCCATTTGACCAATTTCTTCACCAGTTTCAATGTCTGTTTGCATGGCACCTGGGCTGATGCCCACAGCACGTAGGTCACTGCCAGCAACCTTGAGTTCTGGATCTTCACGTTCTTCACGCCACATGTCTTCGTTGTCTTTGATTTCACTTTCAGTCAAGCCCAAGAAACGTTCAAGCAAGAAACGCTTTGACATATAAGGCAAGGGTTCCAACTGCATAAACGCCTGGATGCGTGTGTTGTCCAGTTCACTTTGACGGTAACTGGCAAAGTTTTGAGGTGCATTAAAGCCCAGGCTGAACAGGCCCGAGTCTATGTTAAACCCGCGCCACTTCAAGAACATCTTGAATTCGTCGTCTAGTTTTTGAGCAATTAACGCCTGTAAACGTTCACAATACTGGTTGAATCTGTACTCTTGTATCAGTGCTGTGCCTACTTTTCCGTCGCTCAAAGCACGGTCAGAATCGTCAGGACCAGTGGGCAAGTAACTTGATGGCACACGCAAACCACGTGCCATCTTGTTGTTAAAGTACTTTAAGTCGTCAATTTCACCAAGATTAGCACCGCCTTGTAATGTTTCTACTGATGAACCACGTCCGTCTTGTCCCTGGGGAAAGAAGTAGTCTTCATTGATACTAAGTGGATTGTAGCTTGAATCCATCATGTTTTGTCCGCCACCTGTTATGGTAGGGATTCGGCGCTGATGCATTTCGTTTTTCACACGCTCAACAAACTGCATGGCCAAGTGACTGGGCATGTTGCCCACGTCAATCTTGAAGATTCGTCGCTCAGGAGCACGACTCACACGATAGATAAGAATAGCGTCTTCCAGCAGTTCTTTCTGCTTGTAGACCTTGTAAATTTGTTCTAGAATACTGCGTCCAAACGGCCAGAACACATCCAAGCCTTCGTTCAAACTGCAATGTACCACGTGCTTGGCATCAATTGTGGCTTCATTCATGGCCTGCATAAATCTGCTGTTGCCCACACCGCCTCCGGCACCACCGTTGGGCATGGTGTAGTTTGATGATCCTGATATGGTACCTGTCACAGGATTGGTCATGTAGTCTGTGGTAGTCTTGGCTGCCACAGTCATATTCTGAAAGTTGGGGTTGATGTCACGAATCACGTACTGCTCAGGACGTTTGCCTTCGGATTCGTTCACAATGATACGCATGATTTTACTCATGTCAACCCAGTACATTTCAAATGTTTCTGGATCACGCACAAACACTTGATCACCGTACTTGATGGTGTTGCGGAACAGTTTGAAGATACGCTGATCTAGTTTGTTGAGTTTGACCCACTGTTGCATCTGCTTCTTGATAATTTCAATTTCGTGATCTGTGGGCTTGTCGTGATACTTTACATCAAAAGGTGTGCCGTTGGTTTCGCTCAGTTGTGTGGAGAACTCAGCAATGATGTCCAAGCAGGCATTGACTTCCGAGTCCATGTCCATGTTTTCGTACTGGTTGTAACGCTCCACACGGTTGGGGTGGCCAGAGTACACTTCTGGCAGTCTGCTGGCATAGTTACGAAACACAAAGTCTGCTTGTGCTGAACCATTGTTGCCGTCGTTGCGGGGGTAGTTGGGTAAACCAAATTGATTTGTGCCTGATATTGGGCTCATTGAGCCAGAATTGTCTGCAACCTTGAAGTATTTGCGCCAAGAGCCTTGTTTTGTATCTGCCATAGTAGTTTATTTACCGTGATCAAGTTTGCATACGCAACATCTTGTTGGAGATATCATTGTTGTCTTTTTGTGCTCGCAACAGATCATCTAGTTTGCCAACTGACTGTGCCAACAGGCCGTTCATGGCATTGAATGCACCCATGATGTCGTTGTTTGATGTTACGGATGCTGGCCCAGTGACTATTTCTGGCTTGCCATTCTCTCCTGCAATGCCCAATTGGCCTGCGGGTATATTACCACCGTATTCAAAGGCCGGAATCTCCACGTGGAAGTGTCCTGCGGTGGCTTTTGAACTGGGATTGTTGTACTCATCTATGGCCAGGCTGGCACCCATGCTTTTGAGCCAGTTGGTGATTTGTTTTCCATCCTGTGCGCTGGGTGCCTGGGCCAGGGTAAAGTCGGTGGCCAGGCCTTGTGTGTGTTTGCTGGATGATGCGTTTTCTTGATGAAATCGATCGTTGAACGCTGAGAAGTAGCCGAACCCTGGCACACCTGACTGTATGGCTCGGGCCATTTCGATCAGTTTGGGACTGATGCCTGCACCAGCGGCTTGTGCATCGCCTGACTTGACATTGAGGCCCATTCTTGTCAAGTCTGCTTGTGATGTTGCTTGTAGGCCTTGACCACCGCCCATGCCCATGATGTTTGATGCTTTGGGCATTTGCAGGCCGCCGCCGCCAAGCATGCCCATCATGCCCGAGAACATGCGACCAATTGTGGATGAGGCATCCTTGGGATCATTGTCTTCCACTTGTTCAATCACGTCTTTCATGAAACCGCCATAGGTATCAAAATAACGTTTTTGTAAGTCACTAAATTGTTTCTGACGTTGTGTATCCGCATCAAGTGTTTTTTCTTGTGTTTTTACGTCCTTGTACATGTCGTCAATGGCTGTGGAGAAGTTGCCACCTATGGCAGCACCTGTACTAAGTCGGTTGTTAGGTACAATATCTCCTGAAGTTTTTGGCACAAAAATCTCTGGACCATTCTCACCCACCACATAAGGAGTGTCTTTGCCAACTGGGCCGCCTGCCGCACGACCACTCAGCATCTCAACTAGAGCATGGCCACCCAACCCGCCGCCTATGCCACCCAGTGCTGTGAGAAGTGGAATCGCAAGTGCACCAGTACCACCAGTTAGTGCTGTGATCAAAGTACCAGCCTGGAATCCCAGTGCCGCACCTTCGGCGGCCCCAGCACCAGTGGCCGCCAAGTCAATACCTGTGCTCAGGCCACTCTGTCCAGGCACTAGTTTTTCCAAGAACTTGCCCAGTGCATCGATGGATTCCATGATTTTCTCAACAAATTTTATCATTGCATCAGCAGCCTTCATTGACGCATCTTGCATGCTGTTGGCCATAGCGATTGCAGAACCTGCATTAGCCATCATGGTTGTTTCCATCATTTCATTGGCTTTTATTTGTGCCTGAACAGTATTGGACATTAGTGCAGTCAATCCGTCTGTGCCTGACAGTTGTTTCTTTTGATCCGCTAGTATTTTTTCATAGTTCTTGACCAGGTCACCTTCAGACATTTGTGCCAGTTTCAACTGTTCATGCAATTCACCGAATGTGTTGTTGTAGGCACCAAATTGCCCCAGTGTGGTACCTATGGTGTTGGCTGTTTGTTTGATAGCTTGACCAGTGGCCTGGGCGGCCTGGACCTCGCTCATTCTTCCGTCAATCACCAATTGCGTGGTACGAATCAATTCACCATTGGTAGCTAGATTGGCTTTTTGTGCATCTGCATTTGACAAGTTGCCCGTAACAGATGCCTGAAAGGCAGCGGCCATTTGCGGGCCAGCGGCTTCATAGATTGAATTTAATTTCATCAATCTTTCTGCGGCGTCTCCTTGTCCGTTGTTGCGCAGTTCTTGAACCTTGGCTGCAAATTGTTCTTTCTGCAACGCACGTTCACGTTGCTGTTCCATCTCTTGGCGACTTTGACCAGTGAGTTTGGCCAGTGCATCTTGTTCTTTCAAGTAATTCAATGCACCGGCTGCCAACTGGTCTGTGGTCATGCGTTGTGCCTGTCCCAGTCTTGTTTGCAGTTTGATATAGCCAGCCATGCCTGAATTGATGTCTTGAGTAGTCATGCCCAGATTGAACAATGACACACGGCTTGAATCAAGAGCCTGTCCCATGTCTGCCAGACGTTTTCTTCCATCACCTACTGACCCGGCAAACAGTGCAAAGTCTTTGGAATTTTCAGCAACCAACTGAACAAAACTATCCAGTTCGCCCATGCTGAGTCCTAGTTTTTTGGCATCTTTAAACACTCCTGACATACCATCACTGGCAGCTGCACCTGACTTGTACATGCCCTGATAGCCCTTGTGCAGTTTGTCCACTGCTTCCAGTGTCATTTGATTGAACTTGATCATGGCCACAGTGCCCATGCCCAAGGCCGCAACAAAGGCTTTGACTATGATACCACCGGGTATCATAAAGGCCAGGGCCGCACTTGCTGCCGTGGCTGCTTGAGCTAGTTCATCCAGTGCTCCGTTCATAGCGGCTGCACCTTTTCGACCTTCGGCCATGGCCTTGGCTCCTGCCAACAGTGCAGAGCCCAGTGATTCTAGTGATTTGGCAGCCTGCTGTGTGCCAGCTGTGAAGTTATTGATGCCATATTTGGCCTTCATCTCTGCGTCTTTTCTCTGATCAGCAGTTTCTCTAGTGACTTGTCCATATGCGGCCATATCTCGCTGAACTGCGGCCATTGCTTCAGAAAGTTGTCGTTGTGTTTCAGAGATATTTTCAGACATGTTTTAAACCCATAAGTATAGATATATTTATAGGTGAAATATGCCCCAAACTGCGAACCCGCTGAAACAATTTTTTAGACAACCAGCCATTTATTTGAGTTTACCATCGGGTGGCCGCCATTGGCCTACCACAGCATTGACCATGCCCGAAAACAAAGAATTGCCAGTATATCCTATGACTGCTATAGATGAAATTACATATCGTACTCCAGACGCACTATTCAACGGACAGGCTGTGATCAACGTGATTCACAGTTGTGTACCCAATATTAAAAATGCCTGGGAAATACCCGGACTTGATTTGAATGCTGTGCTGATTGCTATTAGAATTGCCAGTTACGGACATGAAATGGAAATTGCTACTAAATGCCCCAAGTGCGAAACTGAGTCTGACTTTGGCGTTGATTTGCGCATGGTGCTTGACAGTATCAGAGAGCCCGATTATGACACTCCAATCCAGTATGGTGATTTGGAAATCACACTCATGCCTGTGAGTTATCGCAGTCAAAGTCAGGTAGGTCTTAAACAGTACGAGCAACAGCGTAGTGTGCAACAGATTCAGAATGATCCTAACATGAGCGATGAGGAAAAAATCAAACGACTCAACGAAACCATGCATCTGATCACCGAACTCACAATTGAAACTCTCAAATACAGTATTGCCAGTATACGCACACCCGATGCCTTGGTAACTGAAATTGATTTTATCCGTGACTTCCTGGTCAACTGTGATCGTAAACTATATACGGAAATACGGGATCGAGTTATTGAACTACGCAATTCTTCTGATGTTAAACCTTTTGAAGTTGAATGCCACAATTGCAGTCACAAACACGAACAAACTCTCACCTTGGATCAAGCCGCTTTTTTCGGCGTCGCCTCCTAAGCCTGTCGACTGAAGAAATTTCTGCCATGATTGATCGCATGGAAGAGGAGGCAAATGATGTCAAGGCAAACTGTTTAAAAATGAGTTGGCACATGCGTGGCGGTGGCACATACGAAGATGTCATGAACATGAGTTATCAAGAACGTACATTGATCGCAGAACTGATCAAGAGCAATCTTGAAACAACCAAAACGTCAAAATTACCTTTCTTCTAATGGAACTGGAACAAGTTAAAAAAGATATAGAATCCTGGATCAAGAACTTTGTAGAAGTTCCACACCCCAGTCTAGGAGGTTTTCCTCCTTGTCCGTTTGCACGGTCAGCAAGACTCAAAAAGACATATGGTGTGTTTCTAGGTATGGATCCCTTGTATGATCTAAAGAATCGAGCAAGATACGGCATGGACAACTACGAAGTTGTGATCTATGCGTACGATCCTGCGGAATGGTCACGTGAGTTATTTGCCAACAGTATAGAACTTGCTAATCAAGAAACACTTGTGCCCAGAGACTTGATTGCCATGGAAGATCACCCTGCGGATCCCGAAATTGTAAACGGTGTCTCAATGAATCAAGGAACTTATGCGTTGGCATTGATACAAGGATTGAGTGATCTCAATACCAAAGCCCAGCAAATGGCCTCCCGAGGATTTTATCATGGGTGGCCAGAACAATACTTGCAAGGCCTGTTCCATCACAGACAGGATCCAAGATGACATATCAGTTTGCTAGAATTGATTTGAGTCAAACTCAATACACAGAATCAGTCAAGTGGCAGCATCTTCGCATGCCCGACATAGGAGTGCTGAACAACATCTACAGAGAATACTGTCAACACAAACGTTTTGCCAGTGTCATGCCCATGTTTGATTCAAGGTATCTGGATCCTGCTACTGATGTGCTTGGTTACTATGATGGCATGGATCTTGTGGCGTTCAGTTTGATTCGACGCTACGACAACGAGAATGCCTTATGCGATCAATTTGCATGGAACTATCACAAACCAGGACTGCGTCTGGGAATTGAAACAATGAAAACAGAGTGTGCTATCTACAAGGCACGGGGATTCAAGTACCTGTATCTTGAACAAGCACACCTGTACAAATCTCAAATAGACGGATTTGAACTACTAGGACCACTGGAGTAACTATGGATTTATACACAATATGGGCCGATAAAGAAGGCGACATCTCAGACTTAGACTGGGTCAACGGAATGAAGAGTTTCTTTGATCATTTGATCTCAGAAGGCAAGATGGAATCTTACAGAATCACAAGATGTAAGATGGGATTCCGTAGCATAGCCGACATGCCTGAGTGGATGATCATCATGGAGTTCAAAGACATGGGTCAAATGGATTCAGCATTCAAACGAGTAGCACCACTTGAAGGCGAACTCGAAGTCAAACATAAAAGTTTTAATCAATTCGTTTCAGGTAATATTCAACACGCATTGTTTAGAGATTGGCCGGATCAGTTCTAATGGATCAGTTAACTATAAAATTTTGTGCTACAGAATTCAATGGATGGCCCTTGTTGCGTTTTTGTATAGATGATGATGTACAACAAGAAATTGCGTTTACTGAATCACAGTTATCAGTCACTCTTGATCTTGATTTGTTTGACGGTGTTCATGTGTTAGAAATTGAAAGATATGGCAAAACAGATGCCAATGTGAACTTTGTAGGTAACAAAATTCTTGCCGATCAAACAGTAACACTGGTAGATTTCTATGTCGACAATATTCAATTGCCCGAAATGTTCAAATACCAAGGTACTTTCATGTTCAATGACTGCAAAATCCCCGGGGGACTACTCTGGGGACCAAACGGAAAATTTCTGTGGCACTTTGAAACTCCCCTGCTGGATTGGGTAATACGACAGAGAAAGAAAAATACCAACAGTGCGTCTGACTTGTTTGGCAAAGAACCAGACGATATAAATAGAATACTACAACAACTCGATGAGTTTGAAGGCCTTCTTCAGAATGACTCCTAAATTTAAAAAATTATGTTTAGTCAGCAGTGCGCAACTGCAATACACTAGGCCATCAGCTGGCCTGGCATTTTTAGCCGGAGTCTGTGAACACAACAATATTGACTATGTGTTAAAAGATATCAATGTTGAATTCTTTCACAGCGCCGGACAAGACGCATGGGACCAGTGTTTTGCTCATGTTACTCGTGGTTTAAAGGATTTACCTGTTGATCTTGACAAGATCGTGAATGATTTTTTAGACCAATTGATTCAGGACATAGTGTCAGAACAGTGTGATTGCATTGCATTAACAGTGTTGACTTCTCATAATCAAGGATGGGCATTGAAATTTTTAGAAAAATTCAAAAAAGTCAGTAGTATTGAAATCATTGCAGGTGGCCCAGGACTATCGGTACCCTGCATGTTTCTCAGAGACAATGCAGTGACTTTTGGTAGATATCTTGTGAACAACAATTTGCTAGACTACTATGTGTTAGGAGAAGGAGATATTGTTTTTGATCAATTTCTCAATGGTGTCAGATCTGCCGAAGGTTTAAATTCAGCAGGAGTGCCCGAAACCCGACAACCTCAAATTGACAATCTTGATGCAGTGCCAATGCCGTCATACAAAAAATTTGATTTTTCATTGTACCCGGGTGTGAATCGTGAGCACACATTGTCAATCACCACCAGTCGCGGTTGCGTTAGAAGATGTAGTTTTTGCGATGTTAGTACATTGTGGAAAAAATTTAGATATCGCAATGGCAAGAATGTAGCCGATGAAATAGTCAAGCATTATATGGACACAGGTGTAACCAGTTTCTGGTGTACTGATAGTTTGATAAACGGCTCTCTCAAATCATTTATCAAACTGCTGGAAACTCTTGTTGAACACAAAGCACAACATGGACTACCAACATTTAAACTTTCATCTCAATTTATCATAAGACCAAAAGAATCGCATCCTGAAAAATTATTTGCCTTAATGAAAGCAGCCGGAGTTGATCATATACAAGTAGGCATTGAGTCCGGCAGTCAAGCGGTACGTGACCACATAGGCAAAAAGTTTTCAAACACCGATATAGACTGGCACTTTGAAATGTGTGAAAAATACAAAATAAAAAACTGGCTATTGATCATGGCATCTTATCCTACAGAAACCAAAGAAGATTTTGAAGCAACATTGGACATGTTTAGGCGGTATCAAAAATATATTGTGAATAAAACTGCGCTAGGTATCAACATGTTAACTCCGGCATTGATTTTGCATGGTACTCCTTTAGAATCTTACATAGGCGAACTTGGCATAGAATTTGCCAGCAACAACCATGATTTTACAGTGGCAACCAATCCAGAATTGACCCTAAAAGAAAGATATATTAGAATGATAAAAATGATGAGATTGGCTATTTCATTAGGTTATGAAGTTCCGGCAGAGATTGAGTCTAGTATACAGCAACACAAAAAAAATGTGATTGATCTAGGGCTAGTTGACAAAGATGCATTTGTCACTGATAACAAACACCGAGTAATTCCAATCAACAAAGCAACTGTGGAAGTATCAACATATTAAAGACTTACTACGTAAGTCTGTTGTTTTCGCTCACGCTCAACAACTGATTGTTTTTCTTTAATTATTTGAATTAAGTATCATCCAGATTATGTGGTCATAATTCACCGTATGCACGGTGAAAATGAGAGCGCATCATCCGAGTGACAGCAGTCATCTATACTAATGAGATTGTGTTTGCACACACGGAGGCGGTTGACCGGTACCCCCTACTCACGCTTCACATATCAACGGAACCCTAGTAACCCGATATAGATCCAAGTTCTACGAGCATGGGGTGTATCTTCTTCACAGAGCCCAAACCATTTGTTGCCTTAAGTTAGCAATTTGCCTTTGACGCCCAAGTCTAGACCGGGTATCTCACCGTTCCTCAATGGGGCTGAGCCATAGCACTCAGCACTGTGTCGTGATCGCTGCCTGTTAAATTCGGTTTATTATGTGTGAACCATGCACCCTAACCTGGATGTGGACGTTGTAATAATCTCGTGATTCTAATACTCGCCTAGCAAATTGTTCTCTTGCTTCGACATAACTACATTCGGATTTTGATCCGCAGTAGTAAAGTATTTCTCTGGTGAAGTTTTCGGTGCCTAGTTTGATTACGTCTGCGGTTAATTCTGGGCTTGACCCGTAGTACTCTCTCCAATCACTATCGATCTTGGAGCGTATCTTCTTGCGCTTTTTTGTGCCGTTTTTTTGTTTTACAGTCTTGTATGTTGTCTTGGAAAATTTTGCTAATTTTTTGCCTATGTACTTGCGACCAGTGAGATTACATGTGATCAAGTAAACAAATCCAACACACTCTTCGGGCAACGTCTCAACTGGGGTGTCTTGATATAGCCATGTCATGTGTTTTAGTGCGATTTATCCTTGCTGTATAGTTATCATATTACAGGTAAACCTGTATTTTTTCTGTCAGAAACTTTGCAAATGCCTGGTGACTGACTGGTCCTGGGTGTGAATTGTCGTTGCCTTGATCCAAATAAAAATTTGTTTTAAATCCTTGATCTAAATTGAGCCAGTTACATAGTAGACTGTTTGTATTTTTATAATCCAGATGGATTTTATCGTATAGTTGAAAATATTCTTCATCGTTTCTAGTTTTAACATTTAACAATTCTTGAGTCAATGGTGTAGTATCGCCAGGAAGTCTAGACGATTTTGTTACTGGAACAAAATAATCTTTGTCAATAGACATCAATGAATTAATAAAAAAAACTTCTATATTAAATTTCCTTGCGGTGTGTTCAATAAGTTTAGTATAGCGTAAAATTTTTATTATATCGTAGTGTAAATGTGTTAGATCAAAAAATCTATCTCGAATGTTCTCAACATAACTTCCAGAAATTGTAATTTCGGGATTGATATGGACATCATTGATTTTTTTTCCACTGCCTAAAAATATGTCGGTGTTGTATAATTCAACACTGGGATTTACACGCAGTCGTTTAAATGCAGTAAATGCAACAAACAGATACTGACATCCAGGATTGTTGTTTATAGTGTTTAATGCAGATAGAAATATTTCTTCGTTAGTTGTTCCTCCCATGCCTGCATTGATTAATTTTGTAGTTGATAATTGTTTTGTTGACTGATAAAGAATATTAACCCACAAATTGGGATCTAACTTTTCTAAATCAAGCCCGATGCCTTCAGTAAACGAACACCCGTGAAAAACAGTGGAGGCAATCATGCTAACTCAACATCCGTATTGTAACTGGTGAATCCGTTTTCTTTGATCACTTTGAGAATGTTTTCTACTCGCCCGGCCAGTTCATCTCTATGTGAAACCAACCAGATTGATTTGTGGCGTTCTCGACTCATCTTCTTGAGCAAGGCCAGTGCGTTCTCTACACCTTGGGTGTCCAAGCCATTGTCAATCAACTCGTCAATAAACAACAAGTTGATTGGTGAATATAAACTTTCCCAAACATCACGGAATGCCCAGCTCATACTAAGGATCAGTCTGTTGCGTTCACCACGTGATAAGTTATCAAAGTCAAGTTCACGACCCAGTTCTTCGATACTTACTGTTAAGTCATTCTGGAACTTTACAGTATGTGGTAGTCCAATACGATCCAAGTAATGTGTAAGACGTGCATTCAAGTAACTCAAGTTCTGATCAATGATCTTCTTGCGTACAAAACTATCTTTTGATGTCAATAGTTTGAGCAGGAAGTCTTGATGATCTTGCACTCGAGTGAGTTCATTTAGTGCATCATATGTTACCGTCTGCAGAGCCTGTCCTTGCATGTCTGAAATCTGTTCTTCGTAAGGATCTGCATCTGCAGATCTAGTGGCAAGGTCCTTGCGTAAAGTTTCCACAGTGTTGCGATGGTTCAGGGCTTGCTCTAACGAATCATAGAACACTGTTGGTGCTGTATCTAGCAATCCGATCTGTGTCAGTGTGGTCAAGTGTTCTTCACGCTGAGTGTCGTTGGCCAGGAGTTGCAGTGCTGTTTCTTGCACTAAAGCCTGTTTGGCCTGTTTTAGTTCGTCCTGCTTGTCATCATGCAAGTCTTGCCCACATGAGTGACATCTATGAGCGTCTAATGCCGCAATCTCAGTTTTGAGTTTGTCTAACAGTTTGTTTAATTTGGCATCGTCTGCATCAATTTGACGAATGTAACGTGTGGCATCATCTAAGGCTTTTTTCTTCGCATGAAACGCTTCTAGGTCTCTATGTGCTTGAACTTCAGCATCGATATCTATGTGCTCGAGATCCGCAATGGCCTGTTCTAGTTTGCCCACATCTTCATCACGCCGGGCAATCCATAGACGTTGACGTTTACGCAGGCTTTCAATCTGTTCTTCGATACGCTTGTTGGCTTCTTGAACAGCACGTATGCGGAATTCTTCTGCTTGAATAGCATCTTTGGTCTGGCGATTGAGTTCTTTGATTGCATCAGCACGTTCTGATAACAAAGTAATACCCAACAACTGCTCAATGATAGTGCGTTGGTCATTGGCCTTCAAACTCAAAAACGGTTCAGTATAAGTATTCAAGGCCAGCACATGTTTGAACATGTCATGACTCATGTTCATCACACGCTCAATGGCATCTTGGGTTTCACGACTGTCGCCTTGCGCTTCGTCTTCGGCAACCCGGTGTTCGTTGTTGATGTAAAAACGCAACACATTGGGTTTGCGGCCACGCTCAATTCTATATTCTTGTCCATTAACATTAAAGTCCAAACTCACTAACATATTCTTGCTGTTGGTTTTGTTCACTAGGTTATCTTTACGGATATTGCTTAACGCCTGTCCATATAAAGCATAACTCAGTGCATTGATGATTGTGGTCTTACCGGTACCATTACGTGATCCATCACCACCTAGGTCCAAGTTCTCACCCAGTACCAAAGTCAAGTCAGTACGGTCAAAGTCAATGCCTTGCGTGGCCGCACCCACACTCATGAAATTCTTCACGGTTAAGTTTTTTATGCTTATCATAGATTCTGATAGATTTTTAACAACAATTTATTGTCGTAGAATTCAGACTCGATATTGGTGATCTGATCAGTTACAATTTGATCTACTGATTCAAATTTAACTTCACCCGGGGCCATGTCAGTATCTACGGAACTATTTTTATTTGGGATCAAAGCCATCTCTCTTAGACCATAGTCTCGGATATAAGTTTCTTTGATGAAATTGGCTTCTTCATATGAAATCTCAATATCTAATTGTACACGAACATGCATGTCGGGTGCAAGCAAGTTGGGTGCGTTGTCAATGATACTGGCCAGTCCCAGCACACGATAACGTGGTTGATCGGGCCAGGCATGATACACTGGCTCTTGACCCCACTCAATGATGGTTAGGCCACGTTCATCGTCTCCGGCATCAGCGTAGTTATGTGGAAAACAATTGCCAATGTATGTGATGTTTTTCTTGGTTTGACGTTTGTGGAAGTGTCCGGTAAACACATGCTCAAAATTTCCAAAGTCTTCTCGTCGAACTTCGCCGTGGTCCGGCATCTCTACCATGGCATTCATCAAGTACCCGGGCAGTTCAAAATGCCCAAACATGTATCGGCCTTTCAGTCGGGGAATCCGTTTATGGTCATCGCCACATAACCAAGGTGCAATAACGACATCGCCGCTACTAAACCAATCGTTACATATTTGTACATTGGGGAGATGCTTTGCCCATTCGACACTTTGTATATCGCGTTTATCGCGATAATATAAATCGTGATTTCCAGGAATGAAATAAACACGCTCAAAATTTGCATTCATGTGCTCCAAGGCCCGCAGGCTGTAGTTTAGGGTAACAATATTTAGGCTGGCACGGTTGTTGTGCCAGTCACCAAGGAACAAACAGGTTTCGCAACCTTCCTCTCGTGCCTTGGCAACAGCCCATTTCACAAAGTTCAGGCAGTCCTCGTTATGTTGAACGCTGTTGCTTTTCAAGCCAAAGTGAATGTCGGTAAACACCGCCGCTTTTTTAAATAGATTGGTCATGTGTTAGTAGATTATTATTATCACAGTATGAGATAAGTTGTTTGGCCAATTCTAAATTAGACTCAATACCAGGATGCATCTCATCATCTGCTAGATCAGTTGTTGCATCAAGGATACTTAAAGAGTTGAAATTCAACCAGTTTGATTTCCCTGCACTGTCAAGTAAAAATTGTATTTCTTTAATCTTGTGAAATATATAATCATCTGGACGATTATCAAAATCTAAAAACTTTTTTATAAGGTTTTCCAAATTTTTAAAACCTGTTTCGGGAGCATACTTGATATTTTTAAACGCAGAAACATAATTTTCAAATCCTTTGACAAAAACATAAGGTTGATTCTTGGAGTCAAGATAACCGGCCAGTGTTATCACTTGACACAACCATTTTCTAAGATTTGCGTATGGATTATTAAAATAAGCATGGTACAATTTAGCATACTGTTGCACTTCGTTACTATCACATAGCCACCCTTTTGGAGAATCCGATGCATTGAGGATAGTATGGTCATCTACATTTTGATTTGAATGATAAATCCACTGCCTGCTAATCTCTGACCATTGCACCAGCACTAGATCATACAAATTTTTAGAAGTGGCCTGGGCAACACGAGTAACAATTTCGTCATTACTAGATCCTCCCCATCCTGAATTGGTAAATTCTGTTTGATAATGCTGACTCAGTAAATAGGGCCAATGGAATCTAGGTTGATTTTCTGCGGTAAACCCACTATTGGCAGTAAATGAACACCCGACAAACAAAATTTTCTTTTTGGTCATCTAACTATTATACTACTCATCAAGACTACTTACGACCGGTCCGGACATGGCAGCCATGCTGTGTTTGCCCGAGTTCTGACGGGTCCATGAAGGATTGAGTCCGTTCATCTCTAGTATGTCATCGCGTATGTTTTGATTTTTCTTTTCAATATTTAAGATACGAGTGAAACTATTAGTGATAGCGGCAGTATAATACGCAAAAGGGTTCTGCGATTTTGACTCGTCAAACTGGAGTCCGATTTGACTGAGTTGTAGCAAGGCTTGACCTCGCATTTCTTCGTTGTATGTGTATCCACGCCAGTTACTCCTTGTAGCATATCTTTCGCATAGTTTCATAAACATCATGGCCAGTTTCTTGGTCATGTCACCGTGATCTTTGGAAAACTCGCCAGTGGCTAGATCACCTTTCCAATGACTGCGTCCCACGATGAATGGTTTCTTTTCTTCATCAATACGATAGTGTTCAAACGGAGGGAAGTTCACACGCACATGGTTCATATCCAGCACAGGCACATCCACAATGTCTGCTAGTGGATCATCTTCGGTGGCATCATCCAGGTCCAGTATGTCTTCTAGTTTGCGACGTTTGGCTTCTGCCTTGGTAATTTTCTTAGGCGCTTTGGGTATGTGATCCCAACACGTAATGCGAAAAACAACGTCTGTGTTGGGTATCTTTTTAGGGTCCACAATAGTGCCTTCACGCTTGAGACGATCTGCTCGATTGCGTCGGGCTTCGGCAATGGTACGTTGATTGATCTTGTCTATTGATGGCAAAATAATATCAAATTGGTGATCGTTTGCTCTGTCCTGGAACCAGCAGTAGTTGTTTTTGCTGAGGTGAATTTCTTTTAAGATATCTCTGTTGTTGAGATAGTTCACACGAGGTGCGGCTTTGGGTAGTAAAGTCATGAGTGACTGGGTCTCCTAATATGTATTTATTGTAGCACATTTACAACAGTTGTCAACCTGTTTCTTAAACTACGTGGTTTTTGAAATGGGTAAATAAGTGATAGGAACACAATCATGGCAGACCCAACAGGCGCAGGCAGCAACGGTGGCACAATCACAGTGGTGGCAAATCCACCCAATCTCCCTACGACCAACACAGTACCCAACACAACAACTGATACAAAAACTGTGCAGTACCAGACTGCCATATCAGATCCTCACGGTTTGTTGGCCGCCGAAGATGCAGCCATTGCAGAACAAACGGCAGCACAAAGTGATGCTGAGGCATTTGGCAAATTATCTGTGCCACGTGACCCCAACGGAGTACTTGCGGCAGAAGATGCTCAATTGGCAGCCGAAGCGGCAGCACAAAGCGATGCTGAGGCTTACGGACATTTGAGTACCACTCCTGTCAAACTAAATGACCCGCTGTCGGGCTTGACACCAGATCAAATCAAACTGTTGGGCGGAGCAGATCCCACAGATCCATACATTCGTGCTAGACTGGGCATACCACAACTGCCTGGCAGTATTCTTAATGTCACGCCCGGATTTGGCTTTGGCAATCTCACCACAAATTTGCCTTCGATAGACAACGCACTAGGAACTATCAAAGGGCTATTTGGCGGCTTCCTAGGTGGCGGTACCGGTGGCGGATCAGGATTGAGTTCGCTGTTTACTAATTTTGCATCTACTGTGGGGGGCTTGTTTGGTGGCACACCCACTGCTACAACAACTGCCGCAACCACTGGCTCGGGTATAGCGGCCCTGGTAGCACCTGCAAATACTTTTACAGCAAAAGACACTGCTGGTATATTGGCAGCAGAAGATCAGGCCTTGGCAGACCAGGCAGCGGCACAAAGTGATGCGGCTGCATTCCAAACAGTGGCACCACGTGATCCCAACGGAGTACTGGCGGCAGAAGATGCACAATTAGCGGCCGAAGCGGCAGCGCAAAGCGACGCGGAAGCATTTGGCAAATTGGCAATACCACGTGATTCCAATGGCGTATTGGCAGCAGAAGATCAAGCCATTGCCGATGAACAAGCGGCTCAAGCAGATGCTGAGGCGTTTGGCAAATTATCTGTACCGCGTGATCCCAACGGAGTGCTTGCGGCCGAAGATGCGGCCTTGGCAGAAGAAGCCGCCAATCGTGCAGACGCTGCCGCCTATGATCACTTGTCAACAGATCCATATGGGGTATTGGCTGCCGAAGATGCTGCCATAGCAGAGCAAGAGGCAGCGCAAAATGATGCCGCCGCATTTCAAACCGTTGGCCCAGCAGATCCATACGGAGTACTGGCCGCCGAAGACCAGGCCATTGCTGATGAGGAGGCAGCGGCCTATAAAGACCTATCAGTGGGACCAAGAGATCCATATGGAGTGCTAGCCGCCGAAGATCAAGCCATTGCTGACGAACAGGCTGCGCAAAGCGACGCCGCAGCCTACGATCATTTGACCCAGGCTCCATCTGATGTGTTGAGTGATGAAGATGCTGCCTTGTATGATGAATTGGCTGCGCGACCAGACCGCAACGCTGCCATAAACACTGACCAAGTATCTGCGCTAGTTGATCAAGAACAAGGTAGTCAAGAGGCTGCTATTCGAAACAAAGCACAACAGCAAGCCACAATTCAAGCACGGTACAAGCAACCAGGCAATACCGATTGGCGTGTGAGATTGAGTCTGGCCCCAAAAGCAAATTATCTCTACAACGCCGAAAACCCAGGAATACTAGCACCGTTAAGAGCCGGGTCAGGCACCGACGGAGTGATATTCCCTTACACACCAAGTATCACCACCACCTACTCAGCCAACTATGAGCAGTATGACCTGGTGCACTCAAACTATCGCGGATTGTTCTACAAAAACTCTCGAGTGGGCGACATCCAAATACGTGGCACGTTCACAGCACAGAACACCACCGAAGCCAACTACCTGTTGGCAGTGATACATTTCTTTAGATCAGCAACCAAAATGTTCTACGGACAAGATCCACAGCGGGGAACACCTCCTCCCATATGTTTGCTCAACGGTCTTGGTGGCTATCAATTTTCAGATCATCCTGTGGTGATAAGTTCGTTTAATTACACCTTGCCCAACGATGTGGACTACATAAGAACAACCAATCCCAACAACTTTGGCCTGAACTTGAACAATCGCTACAATCCAGCAGGTGCCAGTTTGCCAGCAGGCGGATCACTATCGGGGTTGAATAGATTGGTAAATGCCTTGCTGCCAAAAGGTGCACAACCGCCCACCCCGGCACCCAACACAGTGGTAGGCAGTGTCACCAACAACACACCGGCCAGTTATGTACCGACCAAAATGGAAATTGATATCACACTTATACCTGCACAGACTCGTGCTCAGATCAGCAAGCAGTTCAGTCTGGCAGGATTTGCCAATGGTGACCTACTCAAAGGGGGGTTCTGGTAATGGCACAATACGACGCAACCAGTCCTTATTATCAAACTGGCTACAGCCAATTCTTTCTTGAGACTATGGTCAACAGACCTATACCCAAGGAAAATGACGATATAAGTTTTACTATCAACACCACTTATCAATATCGTCCAGACCTGTTGGCATTTGACTTGTATGGCAACGCTGGCCTGTGGTGGGTGTTTTACCAACGCAACCCCAACACCTTGCAAGCACCACCCATGGACTTTGCAGTTGGTACCTTGATTTATTTGCCAAAAATAAACACGCTGAAAACAGCACTGGGGTTCTAATCTATGGCAGGATTCAATATTGATGGATATGATTTCAGTATAACACCCAGCGGACAACTACGTATTACAGGTCCTGGTGTAAATGCTGTTATAGGGTATCCTCCTTTTACTGCCGCATCAATCACCAGTCTAGCCACAACACCTCTTGCAGAACAAACACCAGGAGCAGTGGACAAGATCAATGCTTTGGCAGCCAATATTAATCAAATCAACAGCGATTATCAAGCAGCCAATACTCCAGAGCCACAACCACAACCACCTGCTACAGCCAGCCAAGCCGCCAGTGAAGATGGACCGCAAGGCCCTACCAAACCCGTGGCTGCTCAAGTCAAAGCAGATGGACGCATAGTCCCTCCACCTGACACTACCACGCCAACCAATGCTGATGTGCCTGCCACATCTGACACTGGTGGTACCACCGGCACTGATGCACCAACAAGAACCACGGAACAAACACAGGCCACAGGTCCATACACACAAGGTATCAATGTCAGAGCCGAAGATGGCACACTATCAAACCTAAGACGCAATCCTGAAACAGGAGAGTTGTACAATCCCGGCGGCATACCCGGTGGTGTTGATTTAAAAACCGACCCTGGTGTTGCGGCACCTGGAGATGACGGTACCCTGCCCAATAAATCAACCAACAACACCAATGCCAATGCGGCTCAAAACAATCCCATACAGGTTAACCCACAGCCCAATATTTTAGATCGTTACAACAACTATGCATGGTCAGCATCAGTATACTTGATGTCAAGTGCTCAGTATTCAAAATTACTAAACAGCAAAGACAAAAAAATTGATGGATACAGCTTGCTGTTTCAATCTGGTGGTGCTGGCGTGAGTGATGGTGTTATTAGACCTCCGGCCTCTACTGCTGGTGGCGGCGGTGGTGGCGAAGAAAGTGTATTTGATCCTACCGCAACAAACAGAACCGCTACTAACAATTATGCCTCGGCTAACCGCAGTCCATTCTTCACAAACGATTTTTACATTGATTCGGTCACTGTAGAAACTCAATGCGTGGGCAAAGGCACAGGCGCCGCGCATCTTGCTACCAGTCTTAAATTCACAGTAGTTGAACCACAGGGTATCACCTTGTTGGATAGAATGTACGAGGCCGTGGCCAACTTTGAACCCAAGGGTGCCGACGGCAAAGTCAACTACACTGCTGCCACTTATCTCATGGTCCTGCGTTTTTATGGCTATGACGAAAGTGGTAATATTGTATATCCTGTCAAAGGCGGCTTAGATTCTCCCGCTAACACCAGCGATCCTGCTGCCGTTGTGGAAAAATTTATACCTTTTATAATTGCCAAAGTCAACTGGACCATTGGTACAAAAACAGTATCATATGATTTTGAAGCCGCACCTGTTGGACAGAACATCGGCGGAGGTTCAAGTCGTGGAACCATACCATATGATGTGCAACTGGTTGACAGTACTGTGGGTGGGTTGCTGGGAGGCAATGCCAAGTACTCAACAGGCACAGCACCCAATGCCAATCCAGGTAAGTCTACCACAGCCCCGGCAACACAGGCATCAGTAAGAGCAGTGGATAATGCTATTGCGGCAAAGGAAGCACCCAGTGGCGATGCTGACGCACAACCAGGCGGATTTTATGGCGGTGCACCGCCTTCGGCAGCCGCGGCACCAAGCCCAAAGAAAACAATCACAGAAGGCCTGATGGGAGCCATGAATGATTTCCAACAAGAACTTGTGCGAAGAGGAACTTATCTCATTGCTGATGAGTACGCAATTGAATTTGTGGGCATACCAGGCCTGGCCAGTGCCGCCGACATCAGTGGGGCTAAAATTCAACTGCCCAATGTCAAAAAAGATGCCAAACAATCTCCCATGCAACAAAACACAGATAAAAATCCAAGCAACTTGAATCAACAAACTATTTCAGTTGACTATCTAAATCGCAACTTCAGCATCACAGCCGGCCAACAGATCTTGCAAGTGATCGAATTGGTGATTAGAAATTCCAGTTATATTGGCAAACAAAAACTTGTAATAGTAGATCCCGACGGTGTGCAAACACCCAATCAACAAACAACCAAAAACGTTTCATGGTTTACCATCAGCATGAGTTGTGAGCGCAAAGACTTTGACAGCAATCGCAATGACTATGCCTACAAAATCAAATACACAGTAAGCCCGTTCTTGGTCAAGAATCTCAACAGTCAATATTTTCCTTCTACTAAATTCACTGGAGTCCACAAAAGTTATCCATTTTGGTTTACTGGTCGAAACACCGCGGTCAAAGACTATCAAGAAACACTCAACACCATGTTTGTGAGCACCTTGAGTGGTAATGGACCTGGCACCAGCATAACTTCTCAATTGAATAAAAAATATACCAGTAGCATGGCAGATCTTGTGAAGTATGTTTACAGTCCAAGAAGTGGAGAAAGTAATTTCGGTGCTGATGGCAAAGAACTTGAACCCAATGCCAATGCTGCTGAAATACTTTATAATCCCAGCGACCTGGCCAGTACCAAGGTACGAATCATTGGAGACCCTGCCTGGATCATGCAAGGCAGTCAGTTCAAACCATTAACTGCCAGCACAGTATACCCTGCGGCTAGAACAGGATTCGAAGCAGACGGATCAATAAGTTTTGACAGTCAAGATATCCTGTTTGAGATGTTGTGGCAACGGCCAGAAGATTATGACCTCACAACTGGTGTAGCCGACCCTTATGTGAAACAAAAAGGTCCTGACAAAAAGCCATTACAAAGTCGAGTGTACATTGCTACCAAGGTCACAAGTGAATTCAAAGGTGGCAGTTTTGAGCAAACCATTGATGGCAGTTTGTATCTGTTTCCCATACCGTCAGGCACCAATGCTGCCAATCCTGCGGCAGCGGCATTGGTAGCCAATGCCAGTCCAGATACCAAACGTACCAGTAGTGGAACTGGTACCGGTACTGGTACCAGAAGATTTACGCAAGCACAATTAAAGGCCGCACAAAATGCTACCAATAGTGGATCATCACGTCGCGGCGACAACAACCAGACTGATGCGGAAACGGCCAGACTTTTGCGACAATCTCAAGGAGCAGGATCAACGCAATCTCCACCCAATTACGAAAACACCGGCGGGTCTTATGACGCCTCGGGTAACTTTAATGGAAATTATGTTTCACCTAATCCACAACCAGCAGGAGCACCAAAGCCACCCACAGATGGCGCTGGAGGCACAGTGGGCGTGGTAGAATCAAACAACAGTGGACCGCCTAAATTGCCTGGATTGATTGCAAGATCAAATGCAATTGCGGCTGCTCGAGGCAATCAAGGACGTGGTAGTCAGTCGCCAGGCTATCCTACCAGTACCACAAATCCTGCTGTGCAACAGATAAGCAAAACTGACGATTAAAGGAAACACATGGTAGATAATGTACAACGTAGTAAAGGCCGCCCAGGCAACTATAAATTAGACCGCGGTGGAGTACCTTCGGAGTTTGGTCCGTTTACTGGTATAGTCATGAGCACTGTGGACCCAACTCGTAGCGGTCGGTTGCGTGTGTATATTGAAGCATTTGCTGATGGTGGTACACAAGATGATCCCGAAGCAGGCATGAAGAATGACACCAAGTGGACCACAGTGAGTTACATGCCACCTTTCTACGGTAACACTCCCAAAACCACCACCAACGGTCAAACCCAGGACAACGGCGGCTATCCCGGAACCCCTAACAGTTATGGCATGTGGTTTACGCCTCCGGATGTGGGTGTGACTGTGATTTGTATCTTTGTCAACGGTGATCGTTCGCAAGGTTATTACATTGGTGTTGCTCCTGAACAGGGCACAGGTCGCATGGTCCCGGCCATTGGTTCAGTGGACAAACCACAGGCCGAAGTGCAGAATCAAAATCAACAAAGTTATTTTGCCGATGCATCAAGATTGCCTGTGGCCGAAATCAACATCAACAAAGATGAACTTTTTAATAATCCAAGATTTTTTGATGGTATAAAACCTGTACAAAGTGTCGTGGCACAAGCCCTACTTCAGCAAGGTCTCATAACTGATAACGAACGTGGCACTATAAATTCCAGCAGTCAGCGAGAAACCCCTAGTGCTGTGTTTGGTATCAGCACACCAGGCACAGCCATCTATCAAGGTGGCATGAAGCCCAACGATATCAATGCCAAACTAAATGCCGGAGAAATCAAACCTGGCGATGCCAAAGTAATTGGTCGTGTGGGCGGACATAGTTTTGTGATGGACGACGGTGACACTGAAGGCAACAATGCTCTGCTGAGATTACGAACCTCAAAAGGCCATCAGATCACCATGAGTGATACTGGAAACTTTTTCTACATCATTCATGCCAATGGACAGACCTGGATTGAATTTGGAGTAGAAGGCACAGTAGATGTTTATGCCACCAACAGTGTGAACATTCGTACCAAGGGCGACATTAATCTGCATGCTGACCGAGATATCAACATGTTTGCTGGGCGCTATTTGAAAATGAAAAGCATGGAGGACATGCAGTTGGAAACTGACACATTCTTGAGTATCCAGGCACAGGACGATATTACCTTGTACAGCAAAAGCACAATAGGCGTCAAGGCAGATGGCACACTCACACTAAACAGCGCATCTGGCTCATGGGGTGCAGGATCTGCATTGGCTTTGCAAGCAGGTGGAATTGATCTCAATGGACCTGCTGCCGGTACAGTCACAAACCCTCAGCCCTTGACCACAACCTTGTTGGATGACACTGAATGGGATACCAGCCGGGGTTGGATAGTCAAACCTGAAGGACTTGAAAGCACAGTGAGTCGTGCGCCCACCCATGAACCTTATCCATACCACAACAAAGGTGTGGATGTCGAGATAGAGTTTGAAGAAGGCAAACCTTCACCACCACCTGGTGCAGTACCAGTTCCTCCCGGCATAGAAATACAGGCGAAATAACATGGCTGAATTCTCATTTACCAGTAGCGATGGAAAACCATTTAGTATAAAAGGTCCTGAAGGCCTCACACGAGATCAAGCTGAAGCGATCTTTAAAAAACAAGATTCCACGGGCTCTTTGGTAGGATTCAAACCCGGTGACAGTCTTTCTGCGGCTTCACAAGCGGCTGACGGTCTTGCTGGCGCTCAAAGTGCCTTGCAACAAGCACAAGGTGGTATTGCTGGCGCTCTTGGCAGTGTGGGAAGTGTTGCATCATTGGGATCAATCAGTACTGCTCTTGGCAGCGCCGGAGGAGCACTAGGTGGATCGTTGGCCGCAACTGCCGCAGGATTGACTGCGGCCATTGGTCCTGCTGTGTCAGCGGCCTCGGGTGCTGTTTCTTCAGCCATCACCGGAGCCGTGAATGCAGGCAAGGCGCTGGTCAATGCCGCGGTGATACAAGGATCCACAGCAGTTTCTTCAATACAAAACATCAACAAAACCATAACCGGTTTTCCTGTGACCAATCCCATCAACACTGCTGATTTCACAAAAGTAGCCAGCAGTATCACTGGTGCTGGTGCCGTGAGCGGAATCGGTCCCATGAGCGTGCCTGAAGTAAATGGCGTATTGGCTCAGGCAAAGAATTTAACAGGTCAAGCCGCTGATGCTGTCAGCAACACCAAAGGTCTTGGATCTTTTGGACTTGATCTAAAACAGTTGGAAACAGCAGGATTTGTCAAGCCCGGAGTAGCGGCTTTGGCTGCCAAGGGCGCAAGTTTGTTTGCCAATGTAATCAAAAGCCCTGCAGCCTGGACTGGCAAAGACGGTATCAAGAGCGCAACTGATTTACTGGCTAACCCAGGCAAACAAAGTCAGATACAACAGGACCTCATGACCAAAGGTGTGGCAGGCTTAGGTGCAGTGGGTGTACCTGTGCAGAACTTGAGTAGCCAGGGTATTGCTGGCATGGCACTGAATGCTGCCAAAAGCCTACCCAATGCAGAAGCGTTTGCCAAAGGCTTACCCATCCCGGGTGATGCCACAGGCGCAATACAAGCGGGCTTTAGTAGTGCTGTTCGTGATGGTGCTTTTGCTGTGAACTTGGTCAATACCAAGATACCCACAGCATTCAAACAACAAGATGTTCCTGTGCCCAAGTCGGATACAGTGAATCGCGCTACACTGGACGCAGCTAGTACTAGAGTTGTGGGTGATCCCAAGATACCTGTACCTAGTTACTCAGCCAAAGCCCCTTCGGGGTCTGCACAAGTTTACATTGACAAGGCCACAATCTTCTTCAACGACTACCTCAATCCATCGGTTCAGCAATTGCAGGCCTTGGATCCAAAATTTGCCGCCCTGGAGAACCAACAGACTATTACACAAGCGCAATACGATGCACTCAATGGTGAACGTGATGCCATACGCAACAACTACAACATCAATGGTCTTCCCAAAGCCAAAGAACTGGTTGACATCTACAATAACCTAGATGCCGAGGGACAAAAAACAATCCGAGCATCTGAGTTTAGTATAAACATCCTTACTACAAAAATCCAAGCCGCCGCTGCCTTCTCTGCTTCACAGAAAGAAAGATTGTATGCATTGAGTCAGAAAATTGAAGGGCGCGGAGAGGGCGAATAAGCACCCATAAATACCATATGGCACAAACATTCATTGGCTTCAATACACAAAATCAATACAAAAAGTTCACGCTCACGGACTTTGCACTGGTCAAACGTGACCTCTTAAACGCCTTTAACATACGCCAGGGACAACTGCCCGGTCGTCCTGCGTACGGTACCACGTTGTGGGACTTCTTGTTTGAAAATCAATTGGAAGAATTGCAAAACAACATAGTAACAGAAGTACAGCGTGTGGCCGGCGGCGATCCGCGTATCTACATCAGCGACACACAGGTGTACCCACAAGAAAATGGCATATTGATTGAAATTCAACTTGCGGTAGTACCCAGTACAGATGCACAAAGACTGAGTATTTTCTTTGACTTACAACAACGTTCGGCGTCTTACGTATAAACTAAGCCGTTTTTAATATCAATAAATAAACAATAGAGGCTCAGTATAATGGCAAAAACAACTAGACAAACGGCGATATTTGGTGTACAGGATTGGAAACAAATCTATCAAACCTATCGCGAAGCCGACTTTCAAAGTTATGATTTTGAAACTCTGCGCAAAAGTTTTGTTGATTACCTGCGCTTGTATTATCCAGAAACGTTCAACGACTACATTGAATCATCAGAATACATTGCCTTGCTGGACGTTATTGCGTTCATGGGCCAGGCGCTGGCATTCCGTACAGATTTAAACACTCGCGAAAACTACATGGACACGGCAGAACGTCGTGATAGTGTAGTGCGCCTGGCAAATTTAATCAGTTACACAGCCAAACGCAATATTGCCGCACAGGGCTTGCTCAAAGTATTTTCAGTTACCACAACAGAAAATGTTGTGGACTACCAAGGTGTAAACCTAGCAAATTACACAGTGAACTGGGCCGATCAAACCAACCCCGATTGGCAAGAACAGTTCACCACAATTATCAATGCCAGTTTGGTAGACACACAAAAAATTGGTCGTCCGGGCAACAAGCAGACTATCTTGGGCGTGAGCACCAGCGAATATGGCATTAATCTTGTGCCCGGTTACTTGCCAATTGTGCCATACACGGCCACCGTGGACGGTGTCAACATGCCATTTGAGGCCATGACATCAACTTCAGCAGGTGCAACTTATTTGTATGAGCCACCACCACGAGCCAACCAACCGTTTAACATCTTGTTCCGTAACGACAGTTTGGGATTTCAGTCAGCCAACACCGGCTACTTTTTTATGTTCAAGCAAGGCGTGCTACAAAATCAAGATTTCAACTTGGCAGAAAAAGTCAGCAATCGCACGGTGAACATCAACATCGAGGGTGTCAATAACGAAGACCGCTGGTTGTTCCAGTTAGACAACGTTGGTAATGTCAGTCGCGAATGGGCATATACAGAAAACATTTACTCTGCTGGTGCAGAACAAGTGGCCACAGACTTGCGCCCTATCTATAGTGTGACAAGTCGTACTAATGATCAGATCACTATGGTATTTGGTGATGGTGTGTTCTCAGAAATTCCTGTAGGTACGTTCCGTGCCTATGTTCGTGCAAGCAATGGATTGCAGTACATTATCAATCCTGCAGAAATGCAGGCAGTGCAAATTCCAATCAGTTACATCAGTCGCTCAGGCAATCTTGAAACACTCACATTCACTTGTGGTATCACACAACCTGTTAGCAACAGCCAAGCACGTGAATCTATTGATGCTATCAAGCAACGTGCTCCTGCACGTTACTACACACAAGACCGTATGGTCAACGGTGAAGACTACAATCTCTTTCCATACACCCAATACAATTCAATTGTCAAAAGCAAGGCACTGAACCGTGCATCGATTGGTACAAGCCGCTATCTTGACCTGGTGGACAACACCGGCAAATACTCTAGCACAAACACATTTGGTAGTGATGGCGGATTATGGGAACAGAACATTCTTCCCACTATATTGTTCTCATATACCAATCGCAATGAGATTGCTGACTTTGTTGGCAACCAGGTACAACCGGCTATTGCACAAACTACCATGCGTCAGTTTTACTATGAAAACTTTCCTAGAGTCACTGCTACCACATTGCCCACATATGGTGGCACCACATGGGTGACAGGTGCTTCATGGACTCAAAGCACTACACTAGCAAACGAAACAACTGGCTATTTTAAAAATGCAGTTTATTCAACCACCTGGCCCACAGGATCACCAATCCCGGTAGGAACCACCACAACCACAGCATTCAAATATGTAGTAGTGGGCAGTTTGATTAAATTTGTACCTCCTGTGGGTTACTATTTTGATCGTAATAATAAACTACAACAAGGGTTACCAACTTCAGCAGATCAAAAGTTAGAAATCTGGGCCAGTCCCATCAGCATTGTGGGTTCAGGATACAACAACGGTCTTGGTAATCTTCCTTCGGGTGCAGGTCCTGTTGCACTCAACAACTTTGTGCCCACAGGTGCCATAGTTGACACAATTATTCCGCTGTTTGTTACTGACTTGCCAGTTTCAATTGAACAGAGCATTGCTGAACAAATCTTGTTGAATCGCAACTTTGGCCTGGGATACGACAACAACGGTGACATCACCGGCAAACCCGATTCATGGTATCTAATTACCAGTACCAACTTGGCACAAGATAGTACCTGGAGCCAGCAGTATGCTGGCAACACATCGGGTGCCAACTTGGATGCGTCATGGTTGATACAGTTTGTGGTGCAAAACCAAAACTACACATCTACTTTCCGTGGCTTGGCCTATTACTTTGGATCGGTGTTACAAACACGTTTCTTCTACTATGATGGTGGACAAATTTACGACAGTCGCACTGGCACAGTGATCAAAGATTTTATCAATGTGTTGGCAGTCAATACCAAGCCCGACTCAACAGATCACTTGCCTGGAGACATCACTATGACCATTACTGGGCAGCCAGTTGAAAGTGATGGCTATGTTGATGACTTCCAAGTCTTGGTAGGATATCGCGATAGTGATAATGATGGTGTACCAGACAATCCAGACTTCTTCAAAGAAATTGTTGCACCTGATACCAACTCTACACAAAAGTATGTTTACTTGCAAAAAACAGTGGATTTTGATAACCTGCAAAGATATTTGTTGGTGGAGCCTGATGTGGTCGTAAGTGACTATGGCACCTACGATGAAATTGAATTACAAAAAACCGCTTGGACACCAGGACAAGTATTCTATGCCTATGAGCAAAGTGCATTCTATCAATTGTCAATCAGTGTCACAGGAGCAAGAACGCTGGTTGATGTCACCAGCGAATGGATCGCTAGAACTGGACGTCAGGCATTGTACTACCAATATCGTCACAATGCTCCATTGACCACACGCATTGATCCAGGCACAACCAACATTATTGATTTGTATGTTGTGACCTTGAGTTATTATACTGCCTATCAAAACTGGATTCGCGATACCACAGGAACTGTGGCTGAACCCGATGTACCAACCATTGATCAGTTGTCAACTGAGTACCAAGGCTTACAAAATTACAAAATGATCAGCGATAATATTATTTTGAATTCAGTTGTGTTCAAACCTTTGTTTGGTCAAAAGGCCGCACAAGAATTACGTGCCACAATCAAAGTGATTCGTGCGCAAGGATCCACTGCCAGCACCAGCGAAATCAAGAGTAGTGTTGTTGCTTCCATGAACTCATACTTCAGTATTGACAAATGGAACTTTGGTGACACATTCTACTTCTCAGAACTGGCAGCATACTTGCATAGAGAACTTGGAACAATTATCAGTTCAGTGGTGCTGGTACCACTCAACAGTCAAAAGTACTTTGGCGACTTGTACGAAATACGTTCAGCACCAAATGAAATTTTTGTCAACGGTGCTACAATCAACAACATTGAAGTGATTGAAGCATTGACCAGTACCAACTTGCGTACCGCACCTGGTAGCGGAGTAGTTTGATGGCCAACACACGTAGCGTAAATTTTCTTCCTGAAATTTTTCAAACCGATGCCAACAAACAATTTTTGGCTGCCACACTTGATCAACTGATCCAGGAACCTAACTTTAGAAAAACGCAAGGCTTCATTGGTCGTACAGTGGGACCTGGTGTAAACCCCAACGACAAATATGTGGTCGAGCCCACAAAAACCCGAGCCGAATATCAATTGGAACCAGGTGTTGTTAGTTTGGTGCCTGATACCAATACTATCAAAAACGCCATTACCTACCCTGGGCTGAACGATGCTGTGGGGTTTCAAGGTGGCAACAGTACTCGTCCTGATCGATTGTATTCTAGCGAATACTATACCTGGGATCCGTTTGTTGACTTTGATGCTTTTATAAACTTCAGTCAATATTATTGGGTACCCGGTGGCCCTGATGCTGTGGACGTTGCTGCCACTGGCATTGCTACTAGTGATAATTTTGTAGTCAGTACCAACAACAATGCTTACAATTTTTCTGGCGTCATTGGCAACAATCCCACAATTGAATTGGTGCGCGGTGGAAGTTATACTTTCCAAGTCACTGATGAATTTTGGATACAATCTGCTCCTGGCATTTCGGGGCAGATACCAGCAACTCCAAACATCAGCAGTAGAGATGTGTATGGCGTGACCAACAATGGAGAAACGTCTGGCACAGTATTTTTTAATGCACCACTTAAAACAGCACAAAGTTTTTACTATGAAACTTTGACCAGTATTGGTACAATTGATTTAGTGACCGAATTGGCCTATAATGATATCAACGGGCAACCTTTGCTTGATTTTATTGTTGCAACCGGCGGCATTGACGGAACAACCAATTTAAACAATCGCACGTTGGTTTTTATCAACAATCCGGCACTCACACAACAATATCAAATAACTTACGTCACAGTTGATGATGTAATTTATCTGCAAATTGCAGAATTATCTACTATCAATAGTTTGGAAAAGTGGACTACCAGTTACGGCACAGTCTACAGCAATACCCAATGGTACAAAGATGCGGCCGGAGTTATTCGTAGTATTCCACTGTTGAGCGCAGTTCAAGATACATTGTACTATCAGTCTGGCACAAACTCAGAAATTTTTGGACGCATTGTTTTAATTGAACCAGGGAACAGTAGTGTACTTGATGTTGACACTATCATCGGCCAACCAACCTATACCAGTCCCAATGGTGTGATATTTTCAAATGGTCTTAAAGTAAGATTTACTGGCGATGTAATTCCTGCTAGATATAAATCAGGTACTAGCAGTTTTCAATGCACCGCTACCGAAGCCGGTACAAACTATATCACTTATTATGATGCTGTACATTTGTATGTGGGACAAGCAGTTGTATTTTTAACCCCAACACTTGGCGGGCTAGAAGCCGGGACAACTTACTATGTAAGATCAATTGCGGCCAATGGTATTAAATTTACAGTAAGTGCAGTACCCAACGGTCCAGCGGTAACGTTGCAATCAGGTACAGGCACTATGAATTCAATTGCCATTAGCAATCACGAATACTATGTCAGTGGCGTTGGTACCGCCATTGAGTTGCTACCTGTTGAAAATTTTGTCATACCAGAAACGTATGTGACTGATTACAATGATAGTACTATTGCTATAGAACCAACAGATTTGGATTATCTAACGATTAGTCGTGCCAGTCAAGATTTAAATGCATGGTCTAGAAGCAATCGTTGGTTTCATGTCAGCGTACTCAATGCTACTGCTGAATACAACAACACCAATGTAAATCTTGACAACAATTTTCGTGCCAAGCGACCAATCATACAGTTCCGACCTAATATTCGTCTTTGGAACATGGGCACTCAAGGTAAAGCACCAGTTGATATCATTGACTTTACCGAAACCGATGCACTTTCAAATGTAGAAGGTTCTACCGGTTATACCACCGATGGATACACATTGGTTGAAGGCTCTCGAGTTATATTTGCCGCAGATCAAGATTTAAGTGTACGAGATAAAATCTATGTAGTAAGTTTTGCTACCCCTGACACTATACCACCGTTAATTGCACAACCGATTATTGTGTTGACCGAAGCCATAGATGGCGCAGTTCAACTTGATGAATGTACGGTTTGTGTCTACGGTAACACCTATGCTGGCGAAACATTTTGGTTCGATGGCACTGCCTGGACTCAAGCACAGCAAAAAACAGCAGTTCAACAAGCACCGTTATTCAACATATACGATGCAGACGGCGTGAGTTTTGGCAATCGAGTAAAATACCAATCCAGCGACTTTGCAGGATCAAAGTTATTCAGTTACGCTGTGGGCGATACTACTATTCTTGATCCAGTTTTGCAATTTCCATTGCAGTATCTAAACATCAACAACGTTGGTGATATTGTGTTTGACAATAACTTGTACGTTGATACCTTTACCTATACTATAGATAATGTCAGTACCTCCACTCCTATTAGTTCAGGTGCCGCAAGAGAGTACGAAGATCGTGTGACTTATCACAAATTGATAGGATGGCAGACTGCTGTGGTTGAACAGCAAATTTATCAACAGTTTAAGTTTACCTATACAGGACAACCACTACAACTCGATATTGCAGTGAATTCACAAACATCAATTGCAGTACCTGTAATAAAAATTTATGTTGGTAGTGTATTCATTGAGCCTGGCATGTACACCTATACCGTTGGCACAGACAGAACAATTATTACGTTGACCAATACTTATTTGCCCACGGATGTTATTGAAGTATTGGCACTCAGCGACCAAACCAGTAGCGTGGGATTTTATCAAGTACCAAGCAATTTGCAAAGCAATCCGCTTAATGCAAACAGTCCGGCGTTTACTTTAGGTACCATACGTACTCATTATGAAAGTATTTGTGAAAACTTATTAGACTTGACCGGGCCTATCAACGGTTCAAATAACAGTCGTGATCTTGGCAATATTATTCCTTATGGATTGGAAATTTTACAACAAAGTGGCCCGCTGACTTTGGCTGGTTATTTCATGCGCAGTCCCGGTTATAATATATTTGCGTCATTGCAATACAACAGTCGTGAGTATATTAAATTCAAAGCACAAATGTTAGATGCTGTGCTGACTCAAAACAATATTGCATTTAAAACCACGGCTACTATTCTTGATCAGGCCATAGCAGATATTACACTGGGAAAATTAGATACCCAACCGTTCTATTGGAGCGATATGATTCCTCAGGGTGTTACCTCTTATAGTAATACCTATACGGTGGGACCAACCACTCGTGACACATTTGATACTGTACAAGTTTACAATTATACCTCAGCAAACTATCTTGGACTTTGTGTATATCTAAATGATGTTATTCTCACTCGCGATCGAGATTATGTTGTGGCCACAAACGGCCCAAGAATCACAATCAGTGCAACTCTTACCATTGGAGACATAGTCACAATCAATGAGTACAGCGCCACTTACGGAAGTTTTGTACCAAACACTCCCAGCAAGATGGGCCTGTATCCTGCTTGGCAACCTGAGATAGCCACACTTGTGACCAGCAATGGAACAGGTGAGTTTGTTATTGGACATGATGGTAGTGAGACTCCGGTGTTTGGAGACATTCGCGATCAAGTGTTGTTGGAATTTGAAACTAGAATTTACAATAATATCAAACAAGATGGCAACCCTGTGCCGCTCACAGTGGAAGATGTATTGCCTGGCCAGTTCCGTGACACAGGATACACTTTTACGGAAATTAATGATATATTTGCTGGGGACTTGTTGAGTTATTGCGGCTGGAACAAACTAGATTATAAATCTCAAACGTTTAGTGCCACAAATGAATTTACTTGGAACTATAGCAACACCACTAACAGACTCAATAACGAAAACTTGTTGGGTGCCTGGCGCGGTATCTATCGCTATTTCTACGACACCCAACAACCCAGTTACACTCCTTGGGAAATGCTGGGACTGACTGTTGAACCTACCTGGTGGCAAGATCGTTATGGCCCAGCACCATACACCGCAGACAACTTGGTGTTATGGGACGACCTGGCCGTAGGTCTTGTTGCTGATCCTGTTGTGCCTTATTACAAACCCAAGTATGCAAGATCAGGACTAACTTCTGTAATTCCCACCGGCGGCGAAGGCGAATTGTTAAGCCCACGAGATAGCGTGGTAGGCGGAGTGCCTTTCAATCAAAACATCAGTGCTAGATACCAAAAGAGTTGGGCAATTGGCGATGGCGGCCCGGTTGAAGCGTCTTGGTGGAACAGTTCTGCATATCCATTCTCAGTAATGCATGTGCTGGCAGTTACTCGCCCGGCAAAATTCTTTGCATTGTTTGCCGATCGAAATTTATACAAGTTTGACACAGACTACAACCAATATCTTTATAATGGCCGCTATAGACTAGATGCCAATGGCGTCGAAGTATATGGTAATGGTGTCAGCAAAGCCAGTTATATCAACTGGATCGTGGACTACAATAGACAAACTGGCATCAACTCAACTGACCTATTGACTGCTGATCTCAAAGCACTAGACGTTAGACTTTGCTATCGCATGGCCAGTTATTCAGACAAACAATATATCAAGTTGATTACAGAAAAGTCCAGCCCCAACAGCACAAACACCACGTTGACAATTCCCGATGAAAGTTACAACATTTTGTTGTATAAAAATCAGCCATTCGATCAAATCAAATACAGCAGTGTGGCAATACAAAAAGTTGACGGTGGGGGCTACGCAGTATTTGGATACGGAACCTCACAACCATACTTTGAAATATTACAAAGCCAAGCCGTAGGTAAACTGCAAGAATATAGTTCGGGGGGTATCACTGTACGAGTGCCAACATTTTATTCAACCAATGTAGTTCAAGTACCATACGGATTTGTATTTGTTAATGAAACTGCGGTGAGCGACTTCTTGTTAAGTTATGGCAAACTATTAGAAAATCAAGGACTGACATTTCTTGACCGAGCCAACGGTTACACTCTAGACTGGTCTAGAATGGTTGATGAGTTCTTGTATTGGAGCCAACAAGGTTGGGGAACCAATGCCATTATCAATTTGAATCCGCTGGCCGGGGGATTAACAGTCACACGCCTTGGTGCAGTAGTGGATGGTATTGTAACTGAGACTAGCGAGAACTTGTTGCTGGATCAAAATTCAACTGAAATACCCACTCGCTCATTAAATGTCGTTCGCTTGGGCAATACTTTTACTATAGAACCACTGACCACACAAAGCATAAGTTATATCAATTTGAGATTTACCAACTTTGAACACATGATTGTGTTAGACAATCAAAGCGTGTTTGGAGATTTAATATACAATCCTGTAACTGGCGCAAGACAAAATAGACTAACCTTGGTAGCGGTGACTACTAGTGACTGGAACGGAAGTGTGGATACTCCTGGTTTTATCTTGAATCAAAACAACGTACAAGAGTGGACTGGATTAAAAACTTACCCTAAAGGTGAAATTGTCAAGTACAAGAATGTGTACTGGCAAGCACTTACTATTGTTCAACCCAGTGCAAAATTTGATTTCAATGTATGGGCGCAGAGCAACTACAATCAAATTGAACTTGGATTGTTGCCTAACTTGGCCAACAAAGCCGATCAGTTGATGAACAGTTACAACATCAATACTGCCAATATTGAAACTGACAATGATCTTCTAGCCTATGGATTGATTGGATTCAAGCCACGTCAATACCTGGCCGCACTAAATCTTGATGATGTTAGCCAAGTCAATGTGTATCGACAATTTTTAGGAACCAAAGGTACTATTCTATCTGCTGAATTGTTCAAAGCCGCTAACCTGGGCAAGGAAGCCGCTGACTATTCAATTTATGAAAACTGGGCGGTACAACGTGCGGTGTATGGAGCCAATGCCAATCGCAGTTTCTTTGAATTGAGATTGAATCGTGCATTATTGAGTAGCAACCCTAGTTTGGTACAAGTTATAGTACCACAACAACAGAGTGAAGCAGATCAAACTATTTTCTTAACGGATGTCTGGCGATCGAGTTACAAACTCACTAGCACCGCTATTCTTCCTACCACAACTGAATTACCCACAGATACTGGACTGCCTTCGGCAGGATATGTCAGTCTCAATGACACTGATATCACAGTGTTTGATATTACAAACACCGCCAGCCTAGCAGCCAACATTGACAAAATTGAAGTTGGCACAAGCATCTGGGTTGCCAAGATCAATGATTATGACTGGGGCATTTATCGTGCTCAAGCAGTGCCGGGACAGATACAGCACGTTTGCGATAACTTGAATGGCACCAGCCGTGTGATATTCAATGACCATCACAATTTGGCAGTTGGTGACAAACTGATCATCAAGTTCTTTGACACAGAAATCAACGGAGTATACCAGGTGCTCAGCGTCCCAAGTCTTGATACTGTAAACATTGCGTTCACATTTGTCAGTAACCGTTCAGTGGCCAACGGTACTGGCATTGGCTTTACACTACAAACCATGCGAGTTGCACAGGCCAGCGACGTTGACACCTTGCCATATGCATTGAATATTTTGCCAGGCGCCAAAGTTTGGGTCGACGACAACGGGGACGGACTCTGGGAAGTGTTGCAAAAGAACAATGTGTTCTCAACAATCACCTCGTTAAGTCCAGTGTTGCTTGATGCAAGTGAACAATATGGCGCCAGTGTATCACAAGCTAGAAATAAAATTGCGGCATTGGTTGGCAGTCCACGTTATGGTTTTGCTAGTGGCACTGCCAAAGGTGCTGTGTATGTATATGTCAAAGGATATAGCGACCAATACACACCTGTAAGCCCATTGGGCACAGGCGATGCAATTTTGACCCTGGATGCAACAGGCGTGCGTGGGTATGGTAATGCTGTGGATTTTGGTAACCAAACATGGGCAGTAGCCGGTGCCAGTGCCAGCTTGGGATCTGCTGGCCAGGCCGATAACGGATATGCATGTGTGATTTATCGTGATCCAGCCCTGGGCGTTCCTGGATCTATCCCTTACGGACAATCACAATTGCTCACACAACCTGCTGGATATGGCACATTGTTAACAGGTGCCGGCGAGTTTGGTTATAGTGTGGCCATGAGCCTAGACGAACGTTGGATGTACATTGGGGCACCAGGACTGAACAGCGTACACGCCTATGGATATGTTGACTGGCAAGAACAAATTATCAGAACCACCGCTGATGGTTCGACCCAATCATTTAATATCAACAACACCATACAAATCAATAACAAATATCAACTCAAAGTAACACTAAACGGTCAGGTGCAAACAGTTGATGTTGATTATACTGTGAATTCTAATTTTAGCACAGTTAAGTTGACAAACAATCCAGGAGTGGCCACTGCTGGAAGTTTTGTATCAGGACAAACATACACAATTCTAAGTGTGGGAACTACCAACTTTGTTGCCATTGGTGCCAGTTCAAACACCGTGGGTGTGGAATTTATTGCCACTGGAGTAGGATCTGGAACGGGCACAGCGTTGGCATCGACCTTGATTGAATTTGCACGTTATAATAGTTTCCAAATTCCGTATACTGCAACCACTTACAATCTTGATAATGCTATTAATGCTGACGGTCGTAGAGTCGGCTTGTTCACCGCCACAAACATATATTCGTTCAGCATCAAAGTCAATGAAGTGCTATTGCGCCCCAACATTGATTACACATTTGCCGGCACCACTGTAACATTTACTGGATCTTATGGCGTGTCAGACATTATTGTAGTCAGCGCCAAAGGATATTTTGAATATGTAAACACAATCGATTCCGGTATGGTCACGGGTGGCCTTAGTGCTGGAGATAGATTTGGACATTCAGTTTCATGTACCACAGATGGTCGCCAAGTGTTAATTGGTACACCCGATCGCACAATTAATGGCAAAGTTCAAGCAGGTGCGGTTTATATATTTGATCGAAACGTACAAAAATTTATCTATGGTACAGATCCTTCCAGCGTGAGTTTCACAGTGCTAGGCGGCACACCACCAGCGCCAGTGAGTGTGATTGTCAATAATCAGTTCTACATCAATCAAACCAATAGTGTAATCAATGCTCCTGATTCATTCACTGTGTCTGGAGATACTGTGACAATTCTTGGGGATCTGCAGATTGGTGATATTGTTGAAATTGAAACCAACCAGTTCCAACAAGTGCAGGAAGTTGACCAGCATGTGATTGCAGAATTCAGCAACTTTGGTCAAGCAGTAGACATCTGCGCCAACAATTGTAGCCTGTATGTGGGCGAGCCACAAAGCAGCCAACAAATATTCAAAGGTGGTGTGGTTGAGCGTTTTGTAAATCAAAGTCGTATCTATGGTACTATCACTGCCACAGTGGCCAATCCCTCACTCACTGCTGGCAACACAATTAGAATCAACAACATAGATGTTGAAGTTCCAGTTGCCGCAACATTGGCAAGTTTGGCCAGTGCAATCAACAGCGCGGTACCGAACGTACTGGCCACGGTCAGCACCACAGGTTATCTCACAGTCAGTGTCAAGAATTCTGTGGCTGCCGCACCATTCAACAAAGTACAAGTGGCACCCGGAACTGTGGGTACAACATTTGCTGACCTAGGATTTAAAACTTTTGCATGGACACAAACTATCACTAGTCCATATCCTGTGCAGTATGCGGCATTTGGCAGTGCTATCAGTATCAATGACTCGGCAGTGAACTTGGTAGTTGGTGCACCACAAGGCACAATATATCTTGAAACGGTGTTTGATGATGGCACCACAATATTTGACGCTGGTAGCACCACATTCTTCTCAGTAATTGTACAAAGCGGTGCAATTTACACATTTGATTATTTGCCCAGTAGTTCATTAACCATAACCAATCCTGGTAAATTTGTATTTGGACAACAGGTTAACAATAGTCAAATAGGATCATATGATACGTTTGGTGCCGCAGTGAACTATACCTCCGGTGTGTTGATGGCCGGTGCTCCCAAGAATGACGCAGGCGATAGTGATGCAAACTTTGGCGCTGTGTTTGTGTTTGAAAACCCTTCTGACTCACCTGCCTGGTCTGTGGCACAAATTCAACAGCCTACAGTTGATATTCGATTATTAAATAGTGTATTCCTGTACGACAGAATAACAAGTGCTCGAACAGAGTTCTTGGATTTTATCAATCCCTTACAAGGCAAGATATTAGGTGCAAGTCGCGCCAACATTGATTACATTGGTGCGGTTGATCCTGCCTCATACAATACAGGTCCCACAAACATCATAGGCACCACTTGGTTTGCTGATCACGTGGGACAAATTTGGTGGGATATCAGCACAGTAAGATTTATTGACCCCAATCAAGATTCAATTGTGTATGCTAGCCGACGCTGGGCACAATTGTTCCCAGGCAGCGAAGTTGACGTGTACCAATGGGTACAAAGTACAACCCCTCCTACATCATATACCGGCGAAGGAATCCCTTTAAACACAGCATCTTACACTGTTAATACAAATCTTTCACAAGATGGAACATTTGCTACCTACTACTATTTCTGGGTGCGTGGTATCACAGTCACAGCAACCCAATTGGGCAAAACATTACCAGCAAGCACAGTTGCATCTTATATTGCGGATCCCAAGGCCAGTGGTATTCCTTACATGGCACCAATCAATGCCAGCACAATTGCATTATACAACAGCGCCGACTACATTTCTGCTAGTGATACTGTTATCAGTATTGAATACGATCGAGAATACACCGACGACAATGTACACGTTGAATATGAACTAATTCCACAAGACCGTGCTGATGGGTTCTTGAGTGACGGTTTATACCGCAAGTTACAAGATAGTTTCTGTGGAGTAGACACATTTGGCAACAAGGTACCGGATCCCAATCTTGGTCCTGCAGAACGCTATGGAGTACAATTCCGTCCACGCCAATCAATGTTTGTGGATCGTTTTGCGGCGTTAAAAAATTACTTGAAACGTGTAAACGCAGTATTGGCACAATACCCTATCAGCGAAAGCAGAAGTTTTACTTTGCTCAACAGCAACGAACCAATTCCATCACAGACTCAAATCGTAAACAATGTTACAGTAACCAACTGGAATCTGCAAGTGGCCAACTTAGAAATATTAGGATTTCAAACACCATTCTGGTCTAATCCAAGCGGCTCTATCCCACTAGGATACAAATATCTTGTGACCACTGACAGCAGTCAACGCGGTCTGTGGACAATTTATACAGTTGTTGAAAGTGACACCACTCCCGGCACAAGAGCATTGAAATTGACTCGGGTACAAGGGTATAACACACCAGACTACTGGAGTTATATTAACTGGTATCTCCCAGGATACAATTCCAGTACCACAGTTGTAGCAGAAGTGCCCACTTATTCAGCATTGGCCACACTCACTGTGGCTGTTGGAAGCAGTGCCAAAGTCACTGCCAATGCACAAGGTAAATTTGAAATATACCTAAAAACTGTTCTAGGTTGGGATCGAGTTGGCCTGCAAGATGGCACCATCGAATTCTCTGCAGACCTTTGGGACTACGCAGTGGGACGTTTTGGATTTGATGTTGAAGTATTTGATGCACAATATTTTGATCAAGAGCCCGTGACAGAAACTAGAAAAATTATTCAAGCCATCAATGAAGAATTGTTGATTGATGATCTAGCAATACAACGCAACAAAGCCTTGGTGTTGATGTTTAATTTTGTGTTGAGCGAATTCTCTGCACCTGAATGGTTGGTCAAGACCAGCCTAATTGACGTAGATCATAGAATTCGTCAATTGATTCCGTATCAAAATTATGTTCGCGACAATCAAGAATTTGTCAGCGACTATATTCAAGAGGTCAAACCATACCATGTCAGTGTTCGTGAATTCAACTTGAAGTACAATGGATTCGACGAATTTTTTGGCGATTTGACTGATTTTGATTTGCCAGCATACTATAATACATCGCTGGCGGTACCGGAATTTACAAGCCCAATCTTGTTGCCATATGATCATGGCACAGCATTTAACTCAACAACCAATGCACAAAGTGATTTGCCAGCAACTAGTCCAGTCTGGTCTACATGGCCATACAATCAGTGGTACAGCAATTATTTGTTGGTATTAGACAGTGTGGAAATTATTGATGGTGGATCAGGTTATACTGAACCACCAGTGGTTGTAATCACCGGCGATGCATTGACCCCAGCAGAAGCCACCGCAGTAATCAGTAGTTTAGGCCGGGTGGTGGCAGTAAATGTTACTAACTCAGGGTCAGGGTACAGCCAAACGCCCACAATTACATTTGATGGTGGCAATGGTACTGAGGCTCGTGCTTATGCTAGAATGACCAACAATCTTGTGCGTAGTTTCCGCACTGTGATCAAATATGATCGTTTCCAATATTTCAGTGATGTGTTGACTTGGAATCCAAATGGCACTTACTTGTCTGGCATGCTAGTACGATATGAAAATCGTGTATGGATTGCGACTCCTGCTGATTCTTCAGGTGCACCAATTATGGGACCAACATTTAATCTTGAGGATTGGACCTTGGTGCCTGCTAGATCACTAACTGGAGTTGATCGTACCATGGGATATTATGTACCTGGGGTCAATCAACCTGGTCTTGAATTGCCATTACTGATTGATGGCGTTGATTATCCAGGTGTTCAAGTGTACGGCGACTACTTCTTGAATAACCTTTTATCAGTGGATACCAACTATTCAAGTGCATTTACAGATGTCACACTAGGTACATTGCCTACAGATATCAACGTTGACGGCGGCGAATTTATTGGCTTGTACGAAGGTCATGCCCCTGAAGAATTGATCAATGGCGCAGAATTTGACACCTTAGACTTCCGCGTTTACACACGCCCAGGAGCAGATTGGAACAGAGATGGACACGGATTCCAATGGAGTAGCGTTCGTTACACATACAATCCTGCAATCGAAACAGCATACAGTTGGGCCGGGATAACCAACCATCCAGTTCAAGTATTGATCAGCGATATTACCACCGGTGGCGATCTTGCACTTGGCACAAACTATACTATTGATTGGGTCAATCAAACAGTTTCTTTGATACTGACTCCACCAGCAGTAAATCTTGGGGATCAGTTCCAGATTAATGTGTTTGAACTTGGCGGCGGTAGTCAGTTGTATCGTGCCAACTACATTGGCAGTGACATTGGCGAGACAGTAGTGATCCCAGTGGGATCAACAGAAATCACCAGCATTGCAGTATTTGTAAACGGCGAGAACGTTGACAGTGTGACTTGGACTCCATATGTTGCCAGCACTGACTGGAATATACTAGATAGTTATAGCAAGTTGGCAGTTGTTAACAATGGCGGCAATTACTACCGAGCACTACAAGATGTACCAATTGGTGTGAACATTACTAATGCATTGTATTGGTTTGAATTTGTGCCAACCTTGCAAAGTCTAGTAGATTTTGGAACTGACTATGGCGCCACAGATGGTATTGCCATGGTGGTATTTGGAACAAATACCATCAATGCTGGCAACTTTGTTATTGGCAAGTCATACACTATTACCGCTGTTGGCTCAACTAGTTGGACCTCAATTGGTGCCGCTTCAAACACTCTAGGCGTGACTTTCACAGCAACCGGAATTGGTTCTGGAACAGGACAAGCAAGTACTGTGTACTCATGGAGCACACCACAGGTACAATACCAAGTGGCTGATAGTAATCTTGTAACCAGCAAAATTATCTATCTGACCAACAGTGTTCAAGGTACCAACCCGGCCAACCTTGTGGTCACACGCAACGGATTAAGACTACAGCCACCAGAAGGTATCGAATGGATTGGCGATGATTCTAGCGTGAGTTTTGGATTGCCACAACGCGGTGGATACAGCCAATCAACAATCTATGCCCCTACAGATATCACAGTATGGATAGATAACATTTTACAAACACAAAGTGTCGGCCCTACCACAGGTAACTACAGCGTGACCGCTTGGACTGGTAGTAATACCCCAGGTCGCCAAGTGGTGTTTACAACCCCTCCCACCAGCGGTGCAAGAATTTTAATTGCCGTAAGCACTGCGGCCGGATATAGAGTTGTTGCCAACCAATTACAAATATCATCTGCAGTGGTCTTGAATGATTTATTTGCAGTGACTACCTGGAACGATACTGCTCAATTATGGCCCTTGACACTAGTGTTTAAAGGCCCTGTTACAGATAGTGTAACTGTTACAGAAGGCTACGACTCAACTAATTATTCGTATCCAGATACCGCAAACAACGCTCCTGGAGCATTTGATTATTCTTCAGGAACCACAATATATGTAAACAATTTCTACTTAGAAAGAAGTATAAACAGTGCCAGCAGACTTTGGGTCACATTAAATGGTTACAGACTATTTGAAGGCCTGGATTATACTGTGAGTGGCGATTACTTGATATTGGCCAGCGGAGTAATTGGAGTCAGTGACGTTTTAGTTGTTGAAGCATTTACCAACAGCGTGGTACCAGAAGCAATGGCTTTCCGCATATTCCAAGACATGCGTGGGATACAGGCCACTTACAGAATTACCGAAGTCACAACTACCACACTGACACAAGATTTGTCAGGCACTGCAAACATCGCTTATGTTGCAAATGCACAGGCCCTAAGTGCTCCAGATCTGGCCGCTGGAATTTTTGGCATAGTCACCATTGACGGCGAGCGTATCATGTATCGTGAGCGCGATACTGTGGCAAACACTATTTCGGGACTAATACGTGGCACAGCAGGCACTGGAGCGGCAGATCATAGTGTCGGTGCTAATGTATACGACATGGGTCGCGGCAATTTGTTACCCACACAGTTCCAAAATTATATTGTAAGCGACTCTAGCATGGGCGACGCTAGTACCACAATATTCTATGCACCTAGTATTGTAATTGCTGATTTTGCAGACTCCGCAGTTGAAACTGACGCAATTGAAGTCTATGTGGGCGGAATACGCCAGTACGCAGCCAGTGATACCACTGCCGATAGCACTTACCGTTGGTTTGTAACTGATTTTGATCCACTAGCAGTAGAGTTTGATATAGCACCTGCCGCTGGTTCTGAAGTTACAATTTTAGTACGTCAGGGCGTTACTTGGTACGCACCCGGGGACGGCACCGCCAGCAATGGTGTTGCACTTCAAGATACCCAAACGCAAGCCGCAAGGTTCTTGCGTGGGTTATAAACAAGGTAAATAAAAGACCATGTCAAATACACAGCAAAATCACACAGTTGAGCCTAAAAAAGAGCAAAAGCCCAGCAAACCCAACGAAACCGGCACCGTTAATGTGCAAGGACATTTTAGAGTGTTTGACCCAACAACTCAAAAAACTTACGTGGAGGGACGAGCATGATAACCTCGGGACTGGCAAAAATTACTGGGCATGTCAAAATTCATGACCCCGCAAGCGGCGAAATATTCTATAATGATCATAACGCTATCCACTATGAAAATATTTCAGTAGCAATGGCTCAAAGTCTTGCAGACCGCAACCTGGGCTACATCTATCAAATGGCGTTTGGCAACGGTGGTAGTAGTGTGGACCCCACTGGCGTTATTACATATCTGCCCCCAAATACTACAGGACAAAGTGCATCACTTTATAATCAAACCTATCAAAAAGTGGTAGACGATAATTCAGCCGCTGATACAGATCCAGAAAACAACAAAATGACGGTGTTACACACTACCGGAAATGCGTATACTGATATTTTAGTGACTTGTTTGTTGGACTATGGTGAACCAGCTGAACAGCAGGCATTTGACAATTCAACCAATTATAATGGTGAATATGTATTTGATGAACTGGGACTTAAAACATGGAACGGCGCCGCTGATAATTTACGCCTAATTACCCATGTGATTTTTCACCCGGTACAAAAGAGTTTGAATCGTCAAATTCAAATTGATTACACGCTTCGAATCCAGACACTAAGCAATATCAATGCCGTATAAATATAGGAATAGGTAACCCACATGGCATATACAATTAATCTTACAGACGGCTCAGTTTTTGCCACCATAACAGATGGCACGTACAATCAAACCAGTAGCGTGACCTTGGTGGGTAAAAATTATGCTGGATACGGTGAATTCTTAGACGAAAACTTTATCCAGATGCTGGAGAACTTTTCAAACACCACGGCCCCAACTGCGCCATTGACCGGGCAAATTTGGTGGGACAAAACCAATGGTTTACTCAAAATTTACAACGGTACAATATTCAAAACAGCAAGTTTTTCCACAGCCAGTGCCACACAACCTACTTCAAATGTAACAGGTGACTTGTGGTATGATACCACAAACCAGCAGGTAAAAGTTTATACTGGTAGTAGTTTCATTGTGGTTGGACCGGCCTATTCCAGCAGTCAAGGCACAACAGGTGCCATCCCCGAAACAATTAACGATACTTCAGCCACGCCTCACTATGTGACCACACTGTATTCCAACAGCGTGAGAGTTGCTATTTTCAGTAGCGACGCTAACTTTACTGCAGCCGCACCTGTTTCTACCTTATTCCCCACAGTCTACAAAGGTGTTACATTTAGCAATGCCACCGGCACAAACATGGCCGGTAATCTTGTGAGTGCAGCCAACTTGGTTGTGACCACCGGCGGCACGACACGAGCCATCTTTACTACTACTGGTGCTAATATCAGTGGGTACGGAAACGTAACTGGTAACATAACTGGCGGTAATATTTTAACCGCTGGGCAAGTGTCGGCAACAGGCAATGTATATGGAGCAAATTTTGTTGGCAATGTGATCAGTCCTGCCGGTAGTAATGTCAGTACCACTGGTAATGTCACTGCTGGCAATATCTTAACAGGCGGATTGGTATCAGCAACCGGTAACGTAACCGGTAATTATATCCTTGGTAACGGTGTGTCCTTAACCGGCGTTATTACTTCGGTTGCTAACATTAATTCAGGTACAAGTAATGTCACTGTGGTTAGTTCAGGTGGCAACATCACAGTTGGCATTGGCGGAACAGCAAATATAGCAGTATTTTCTACAGCAGGTGCCAATATCACTGGATATGCCAATGTCAGTGGCAATGTCTCAGCCAACTATTACTATGGTAACGGCTCTACACTAAGTGGTATTAGTGCGGCAGCCAGTGCAACCAAAATTGAAAATGGAACTTCGAACGTACAATTCACCGGTTCAGGCGGCAGTGCAACTGTCAACATTGGTGGAACGTCAAATGTGGTGGTGATTGACACAACAACAGTATATGCCAACGTGGCCAATGTACAAAGCATTGCCAAAGGTGGCACAAATGCTGTGGGCAACATTGGCAGCCCAACTGGATATTTTAACGCCACTTATACTTCTGCTGTCAACGCGGTAACTGTTAGCGCAAGCGGCAACATTACTGGTGCAAACTTTATTGGTAATGTGATTCCACCTGCAGGCGGCTCAGTTAGCACAACTGGTAATATCATCGGTGGAAACGTCTTAACTGGTGGATTGATTTCGGCTACAGGCAACATCACCGGTGGTAATTTAAACGTATCAACAGGTACCATTAGAGTTGGCAATATTGTTAATACCAATGCAAACGCAGTGGGCAATATTGGAAGTTCAACTGCTTATTTTAACCAAGTATTTGCACAGGCAACCACAGCACTTTACGCCGACGTTGCAGAACGCTTTGCCGCAGATGAAGTGCTAGAAGCAGGCACAGTGGTTGAACTGGGTGGCATTAAAGAAATTACCAAATCGCTCACAGAATTAAGCGAAAACGTGTTTGGTGTGATAAGTACTAGAGCGGCATACTTAATGAACGGTGGCGCAGGCGAAAACGACACACATCCTCCAGTTGCAATGACTGGACGTGTCCCAGTTAAAGTAACAGGCATTGTACACAAAGGCGACAGATTGGTTTCAGCAGGCGCAGGCATTGCAAGAGCGGCCCAACCTGGTGAGGCTACGTCATTCAATGTGATTGGACGAAGTCTAGTTGACAAGATGACCTCAGGATCGGGTACAATTGAAGCAATTGTGACCATCAAGAACTAATTAGGAACAGAAATGACATATTCAAGCGGAAGTTTAATACAAGCATCAGACTACAACACATTTACCACCAACTCAGGTGGTTTGAATGACATCTGGGCCACAGGATCAGGCGACAAAGGTTGGGGACAAACAACATTGGGTTCAGCCTCAACTGGCGGTACTGTCTCAGCAACACAATGGGCCAGCCTGGTCAACACCTTGGCCACAGCAGGAACTCAAACCTCAACAACGCTTACATCAAGAACAGCACCCACAGCAGGCACCACAATTGGTATTTTGGCCAACGTGTCAGCAGACATCACCTCAGTCACAACCAATCGTGGCAACGCCGCGGCAGTGGGCACAGAATACGGAACATTTACTGGCACCACAAGTAAAACCACTGCAACTGGTAGCGGTACCAATGCTTGGACAATTACATTTACGCATACTGTAACTTTTGCTGATGCCAACTCT